TCCCATTATGAAACACCTCCCCATCCATTCCCATCTTCCCCGAGCCTCCCGACCGTGCTACCCCGCCTTCGAATATCAGGAGAATGAATATGCGTTCTAATTGTGGAATATGTGGCGGGCTCATCAGGCTATCCACACGATCGTACCCCGACCACGACGTCCGACCTGGGCTGCTTCAACTCATGGCCTCCTGCGAGGACTGCGGCCGCACCTCGACTTACGACTGCGTAAAACCGAGCCCCGAGAAATTCATAGAACGAGAGGGGAAAGGGACTACCGGATTTTATGAGCAGGAACCAGACAAGGACGTAATGGACAAACTCCATAAGCGGCGGGTGCAGGATCCACAGGAATACATAAACCGTGCGCGGTCGGAGGAAATCCATGCCAAAGAACAGGAACCAGATAACGTCATACCATTCACCGGCATTACCCGCCATGACGTGCCGGTCGCAACTATACTGGACCACCTGCAGGATTTGGACATTATGGAAATTGTCGCGGTTGGCTTTCTACAGGACGGCAGCGAGTTCTTTTCATCATCGAAAGCCGACGGTGCCGCCGCCCTCTGGCACTTGTCCAGGGCCCAACACAAATTGATGACTTATGCAGACGTCGAAGGAGAACAATCATGAAATTCCGTAAAAAGCCCGTCGTGATCGATGCGGTCCAGATACTCGCAGCAGACTTCAACCCCCAAACATGGTCATGGGACGGGCTCCCGTTCAGCGACACTCCTGGTTGGTTAGTCAATGCGCTTAACAGTCAAATCGTTGCCGTCCATCCGAGCAAAGAAACGGATTATGCGTTGTGGCGCATCACTACATTAGAAGATGGTCCGAACGGCGAAGCAAAGCACATAGCCTCGCCTGGGGACTGGATCATTCGGGGAGTGCAGGGAGAATTGTACCCATGCAAGCCGGATATTTTTGAAGCAACCTATGAAGCAGTAAAGGAGAACAACATGACAAGTGAAATACACCCCGCACCGGCCGTTTTTACCGACGAGCAAATCAGCACGGACCCAATCTTGCATTTTTTCCACTACGCACATTTGCCGGAAAAACTCCAAGGCGCAAGCCGTCCATTCTGTAACTTAGCTTGGCACCTCATCACGTCCCTGCCCCGAAATGCAGAGCGGTCGGTGGCTTTGCGCAAATTACTGGAAGCCAAAGACGCCGCAGTACGTGCCAACGTCGGACCTGCGGCTAATTCAGGACTGCCCAACCACGCCTTGAACGCCGGTCTGCGGGAAGAAACATTTCTCGACCGGTTGATAAAGGAACGCGACGACCTCGAAGAAAAACTCACAAAGCTGCAAGATTTCCTAAATCGACCAATGCCGGTAGGGATGACGGACAAGCAAATCAAATTGCTCGAAATGCAGGCTAAGGCAATGCATGATTATCGCTATATCCTGCATTGCCTTAGCCTGCAAAGTGCCGAAGGGCAAGCGGTAAATCCGTCACCGGTGCCCGAAGAAATCGAAGACGCAATAACCGAAATCGTAAATGCGGATATTGACACAGACGGTCCAGTACCGTTTAATGGTTAAGCTTGGCTGACAAGCGATCCTCTTACCTCCCTGCCCCGCCCTAAAAAGCGGGGTTTCTTTTTGACACTTGACGACCGTAACGCAATGCGTCATGAAGGTTCCGAGACACGGAGAACTTTCTAATGGCCGACAAACTCGACAAACTGCACCAGGAAGGTGAGCGCCTTTTGAAGCTGCGCACGACACTGCGCGCACGCGAAGGTAAACCGGAATACGCCGACAGCGTAGAAGAAATCAAAAAGCAAATCGCACGGATCGAAAGCCGTCCAGTGGGGTATGACCTATGACCGAACAGGAATTTCTAGCAAAGTTGGAGAATATCGACCGTAGCGGATTTACCAGCCGCGACATTCTCATTCTCTACACCATCATAACCAATCCAGGTATTTGCGGCCTCGACGTCGCGGTCAAACTCGGGATCCCTAATCGGTCCGGTGTCGACCTCGGATTGAAGCGGCTGCTATCGGAGCATTATATCGAAGATAAGCGCAGCGTGTCGCAAAAAGCGATCCCTTCTGCATTCTACGTGCTGGAAGGCGGCTTGGCGTTTTGGGAAAGGATCAAGCCATGACCAGCCAAACACGAATTCGCAAAGCCTATGCCAGCAAAGGTGACGACGCAACCTTGTCGCGGTTTGTCAAATTGACGACCGCCGAACGAGAAGCAGCAATGGCTAAACGGAGCCCAAGCACCCGAGGACGCAAACCGGTGCAGCAGTGGCTTCCCAACCTGCGGCACAAGGCGCTTGAAAATGCCGTGTCGATCTTTCACGCAAAGGGCGTCCATCCGGTCGACAACCTCAAACATATCCTGGTGTCCGGTCACAACAATGTGAAAATCGGTCGGGACGTGCGCAAGGGGAAGCTGTTCAAGAATTACTGGATCTACACCGTCACTTTGGAAGAACGCGCCACCTGCCCGACGTCGTGCCACCATTGGCAAGATTGCTACGGGAACAATATGCCGTGGGCGAAGCGTGCCGACCATACCGACCGGCTAAAGCTGCAGGCAATGATTGAACGCGACATTGCAAACCAGCTATCGAAACGCGACCGTGCGGGGATCCTGGTCCGCTTGCATGCCCTCGGGGATTTCTTCTCCGTCGAGTACGTCGAATTTTGGAGCGACATGCTTGCGAAGTATCCTAAACTTGCCTGCTACGGATACACAGCAAGAGGGCTCGGAGATCCTATAGGGGCCGCGATAAGCGACGTTAAAACCAAATATGGTCGCAGGTTTGCAATTCGCTGGTCTGACGGCGGCGCACCGACCGATTGCACGGTATCTGTGCACGCAGGCGACGACCGGCCGGCAAACGCTTTTATGTGCCCCGAACAGAACGGAGGCACACAAGCTTGTGCCACCTGCGGCCTTTGCTGGTCGACAGACAAAAACGTTGCCTTTATAGGTCACTGACATGACCGACACTGCCCCAACAGACAAGCTAGTCCCTGCCCGTGAAGTAGGCTCAATCCCGATGATATCGGCAGAGCAATACCAACACGTCGGCCGGTACGCAGGCGCGGTTGTTATGGCGGTGTTTGAACAGATTGGCGGAGTGGATCGAATGAAAGCGTGGGCCGACACAAACCCGACCGACTTTTATACGAAGCTATTTCCAAAGATGATTTCCCGAAGCCAGCAAGTCGACGTTAGCGGGACACTGACAATCGACGATGCTATCAACCGCCTGGAACGTATGGGCGGCGACATAGTGGACGCTGAATTCACGGAGATACCCAAAACATACGACCTCTAACCGGCAAAGGAGAACTTGCCATGAAAGATCCAGACTTAGGGAAGCGCTTGGCCTATTGGGCTCACCAACTGCGCTGCAATAAATCCTATCCGTGGGTAGGTACCGGACTTATCGCGGACCTGGAAGCTGCAGCACAAGCGCACGGCGCGCAACTGTTGACGGCACCGGCCGCAAAGCCCGAACCTGCAAAAGTTGTGGAGTACGATCTATGACCGTCATCATCGATATAGGGCCAAATCTTCAAAGTCTTTTAGTCGGCGCATTTGTTGCGACGTTAATATTTTTAATTATTTTTGGGGATAAATCATGATTGAGGAAAAAAGCAAAATCAAAAAGGGACCGGCAAAGCGTAATCCCGCAAGCTACCAAGTGACACGGGATATCGTCATTCCGGCCGGAACAATCCTGCGCTGGCAGAGTGGAAGCAAATTCGGCTGTGGTGTTGAAGGTGCCGATTTTTCCGTTGACGATGAAAAGCCCGAATTGAACAGGGCACTATTCAGGAAGGTAACAGTAGCATGACCGCGCGCGCACGTAAGGAGGCTGCAAAGCAGCTTGGGGTTGCACTGCAGGCAAAGTTTCGGACTATGAACGAAGCGACGACAAATGCAGAAGTCGAAATTGCTGCAATCGATCTTGGAAATTGCTTCAATGAAAATATCGAATTCATCTGTTGGGCTTTGAAGGAATATGGCGGCGTCAAACAAATGCCGTTCCTTGCACCGGACCGGCCGAAGCCTATGAAGGATTTGCAACCGCCTGCAAATGACCTGCCGGATATGCCCGACATACTCAAAATGACGGTACCGGCGCCGGTCGCGGAATGCACCTGTCCGGTTTTGGAAGCGGGAATTATCGGCCGCGACAAGCACATGACCTCTTGCCCGAGATATGAACCATGAACCTAGCGCAAATTGCCAACGAAGCGGGAATTTCAATTGACGAAGTGCGGGAGCGGTGGCTTTCGCTCCGTGTCGCATATTGGAAATCCGACTTCCGGCGATTTGCGCGCGAAGCAATCAACATTCGTACAAAGTCGGGCGACCTCGAAAAGCTGGAATTGAACTCTGCGCAGCTTATTTTGCACGAAGCTGCAGAGAAGCAGCTTGCGGAGGAAAAATGGGTACGCCTCGCCGGTTTGAAGGGACGACGGCAGGGTTTCTCGACCTATGTTGCCGCGCGGGGATATTGGCGCGCGACATTGTGGGATCGTCAAAAGATCTACATTCTTTCGCACGAAATGGCGTCGTCGAACGTGCTTTTCAGCATGACCGATTTGATGCAGGAAAAGCACCCGTTTCCTCCCCAGGTCGGTACAGATAACGCAAAAGAACTCGAATTCATCAAACGCGGATCCTCTTACCAGGTCGCAACGGCTGGACAGAAGGCAGGCGGTCGCGGCGGCGCCGTCACCTTCTTCCACGGATCCGAAGCGGCATGGTGGACCAATGCGGCCGACCACTTCGCAGCATCGGTGCAAGGTGTGGACGAAGTGCGCGGCGTGTGGGGTGTTATATGGCGCGAACCACCTAACCCGCTACCGTTCGAAAAAGGCGTCGGGCAAATCGAAGGCTGGTTAAAGGCACCTTCCGAAATTTGGCTGGAAACGACGTCGGCAGGGCCGGTCGGGGAATTCCACAAGCGCTACAAGGATGCCATGAAAGGTATCGGTCGGTATCGCGCCGTCTTCGTGCCCTGGACTGTCCAGCCGGAATATGTGGAGTACGGCGATTACATTCCGATGCAGGAGCCCGAGGAAGAAGGTGAGCTCTCCGAACTCGAATATCAGGAGGCTTACGGCCTATCGGACGAGCAAATGCTTTGGCGCCGTGCGAAGATCCACGAACTCGGATCTATGGGTAAATTCCGGCAGGAATACCCGATTGACGTCACCGAAGCTTTCGCAAGTGCCGACATGGACGGCGTATTCATCAAACCGGCGCTGGTCCTGCGTGCGCGTAAGAGGGTCATGGACGATCCCGACGCGCCGCTGATTATAGGCGTGGATCCGGCCGGTGCAGGCGGCGACAGGTTCGCAATTGCGTTCCGGCGCGGCGATAAGATCCTGCAAGTGATTTTCCGCATGAAGCTGGAACATGATGATGCGGTCGCGTGGCTTTCCTCCATCATCGACGAATACAATCCCAACCGCATGTGCATTGACCGCGGATCTATGGGGCAGAATATCATTTCCAGCTTGCGCAATATCAACCGCAAGTACGCCGATATCGTCAAGGGGATCGATTTCGGCGGTACGTCGCGGATGAAGCAGGCGACACCGAAGCGTGCGGGACCGTGGAACCGGCGCGCGGAAATGTACGGCGATTTCAAGGAATGGATTATCGAAGGCGGCGCAATTCCCGACGATGATGACCTGGCAACAGATTTGAGTGGACCAAAGCAAAAGTTTCGCGCAAATAACGATTGGTTGCTGGAAAGCAAAACGGAAATGAAAGCGCGCGGACTACCGTCGACCGACCTTTCCGATGCTTGTGCACTGACTTTTGCGACTAAAGAATATTTTGAGAATTGGTCGAAACCGAAAAAATCACAAGGCTTTGAAGCTGGTGATATGATCGGGCATAATG